GGGAGAGCCCCTCTTTCGAGGGGCTCTCGAGCGATAGCTCGTCACATCCCGTGACCTCACCTGAGTAGCTTGTAGCTATGTCTAGAACTCGTACATCTGACTTCCCCTATGGCGGCGGTGGCATTCGCTACCGTACCTTCAGCGGAGGTATAATCAATAACGAGATACAGCCTGCAAAGCATGGCTTTATCCGTGATGTTTGTACCGACGATGTTGGGAAGGGTGTTGACCACTTGCTCAGTATAACTCATACTGATCTTAGCGGGATCACTCCTCTCAATGGGGAACTTCAGGATGGTCCGCTGTGGTATTACAAGTATCAAAATTGGATACCTGATGCCAATGCAGCGGCTCCATCACCTGTTCTAGGCTCTATCCTTCCTCTTCCTGGAGTAGTTGCCACTGCAACCTTGGCGCGTAGTAATCCTTCGCGTCCTGTTGTCTCAGTGCCCAACTTCCTCTATGAGTTGAAGGACCTCCCCGGTATGATCCATGAGATTGGGAAACTTAAGCTCCTTCGAAAGTACTCTCCTAAAGAGTACTATCGTATTGTGCAACAAGAAGGCGGTACGGGGCAATTTGCCGCGAACCGTTACTTGTCGTATCAAATGGGCTGGTCTCCCCTCATTTCGGATCTCCGTAAGATGTTCGATTTCCATGACGCTGTTAAAAACAGAGTTAAGGATCTCGACATCTTGTTCAATCAGAACGGAGGGCTACACCGTAAAGTTGGGCTTCCTATAGCGGCCTCTAGCCGAAATGGCTTCAAGGCTCGCCCTGGTCTTTGGGAGGAAACTCGCACAAGTTCCGGTACCCTATTTATAGATACCGGTAACGGCAAGTTAATCCAATGTAGGCGTGATACTATCACGCATACTAGGATGTGGGGATCGGTCCGTTGGACCAATCCCTATCCCAAACACTCTAGGATATCCCACCAGGAACTCGAAAAACAAGCTCGAGCCATCATCTTTGGAGCTTATCTTACTCCGAAGGAGATTTGGGACGCTGTCCCGTGGACTTGGCTTGTTGATTGGTTTGCAAATTTTGGTGACTATCTTGATAGCACCAATAATGTGCTTGCCCTCGCTCCTTCCGTGCCTCTTGTTATGACGCACGAAAGGACTGAGGAGTCCTGGACTCGCATTGACAACGAAAAATGGTGTCAAGGCGGAAACGGTACGCGCCTGTATGAGACGAAAACTCGTATCACACAAGGGGCTACTCTCTCGGCTACTATCCCCGCTATTGGGGCTAGTACTTTCGCGATCCTAGGTGCGTTGGCTCTTCAGCGCTCGCGCTGATGGGTCAACAACCTTAGGAGTAGATACAATGCTTGGTTCAACCCTGACGGTGACGCTTGATGGTTCCGGTGGAACCGCCAAGACGCTGCCGCTGATCAACCAGGACGGGTACTCGTCGGAATATTTCCTTGACGATGGACTCGTTACTTACCGCGCTAAGGTGCGGCATAGTAAGGATTCGGTGAAAGCCGGCACTCAGCCCTTTGACCGTCACGTTGTGACGTATCAGAGGTTTCTGAAGCCGACGACCGCCGCGCCCCTTGGTCGTCTGACGGAGGTTATCTACACGATCCGACTGGATCCTGCAGAAGTCGCCGCAGATGTCATCGACCTCTCGGAAGCCATGAGCTTTTACATGGTAAAAGCTGGTGGCATTGCCGCGAAGTTGCTGGGGTGGGAGTCGTAAGGCGTCTTTGACGCTCTAAGGCTCTCTCCCTAGGAGACGGGTGTACTAAGCCTAAGATTCGTGTAACCCCTAACTGAAGGAGCTACCGATGAAAAGCTTAGTTCTGTATCTACAGGGACTATACTCTTCGATGTTTGTTGACATCGTCGAGCAGTTCCCCTCTCTCCGAAGAGATTGTGAGCGGGATGCTTCTCGCTTGCTCTCACTCGCCAAATCGAGAGGTCTACCATTTCTTATGATGGACCTTCCCGACGCTGGAAAGCACTTCGATAGAAGCCTTTCCAACGGACGCCTTACCAAGTTTTATATTGCCGGTAATCGGCCGTATAAATCTGGAGCTGTAATCCCTCGACTATTCAAGGGGCTACTGCTACGCGTTTTTGACGAAAATGGAGTGCTTAGAGCTGTTCCGGACGTTGCAGCTATCCGTGCTCTTCGTCAGCTGTATTATTCAGCTAAGAAGTTCAAGGTAACCTGCGACGATTCACGTACATGGGAACACGTACATGAATTCTTCGAAACAGACAGGGAAGTCCGTCTTCCATCCCTTAACTGGAACGAGGACGAACTCGACACTGGTGTACTTCGGAATCTCCATCTTGGCGATTCTGATAGCAGCAGTGCTGTTCCTCTACTCGACATTTGCAACTCTAGCAATGTCGTCGATGAGGCTCCCCTCTCCAGACCAGAAGCCTGTCACTTTGATGCAGCCCAACGGGTTGCAGACATCGTCACAGCCTTCCTCGGTACCTTCAACGGCACCGACTGGCGAGCTAAGCATGGACCAGGCGCAGTAGCTGACCAGCGTCGTACTCAGTTTAAGTACGACTTTCCAACCTGGCCAGCTAAGCTTGAGTCATCCTTCCCATTGTCCGATT